TAATGCTTCCACGACGTCTAATAGATCCACGAGGAAATCAACGTCAAGGAAGTCTACATCTAATTCTGTAAATTCTAATTCATCTTTTGCTAAGTAGTCTGTTTCTAAATCATTAAACTCTAAAAAATCAACATCTAGTAACCCGCTATCAGCATCCATGTCATCGTTATACTCCTCCTGTAAGGCAGTCTTTACCTCAGCTGGTGGATTGACAATGAACATGTTATTAATCATGCTAGAGGTGATGTTAGCGAGTTGTACGGGCGCTATTGGAGCCGAGTCTAAACTTGAAACCATAGTAGCCGCGTACGCCTCATCTAGTACAACAGTCCCTCCTAAATTTGATACTTCTATAACACCTGAAGGATTGCCTTTATCATCAGGCAAGAGTATGACTAATGATCTACCTAACTCATCTATGGTAGTCGTGAAGTCTGTTCCTCTAACTGTTATAGAGGCCGTTGGTGTTTGTATGTCTATGTTATTTTTATTGACCATGCCGAGTCTACCAGAAGCAAATCTAGCAGTGCCAAGAGCCATAGTTATGGCCATTTTACTTTTACTTGGATCGGGGTCATAGTATACATTATCAATGTACACTTTAGTATTTTCTGTAAGTGATAATTCAGCTTTATCTTTAAACTCAATAAGCATTCTACCATCTTTTGTGATAGCTGTGTCATTAAGTTCTACTGTTGGGATTGACGAAGATGTTACTGCGAGTTCGTCGCCCGCTTCTCGTTCGAGTTTAGAGTCACCTTTAAACTCTATAATATCTCCAATGGGCTCAGCCGAAACTAAACCCATGAAGAAAACCAGACTAGCTGTCGTTAGCTGAATCTTTTTGATTGATTTGAATAGTTGCATTATCTGAATCAATGTCTAAAGTAATAATACCGTTACAAGTTGTAACACCTGTTGCACATGTACCACTAATTTGATTAATGTCTATATCAGCTGATGAACCAACGTGCGTGAGATTAATCTCATGCTCGGCTCCATCCTTCTGCAATGTATTAATGTTATTTGAACCTCCGGTTATATCGAAATTCCAAACTGCATCGTCTACGTCTATGTCAATGTCAAATATATTACTGCTGCCTATAACAGTTAAGTCAAAATCCAACCTTTCTGCAGATGCATTGAAACCTTGATCTAGATCCATTGTGTTAGAGTCGCCAGTTATGTCTACATCAAATGTAGAGTCATCTGAAGATCCTGAGTCCCCAATGTTCCAGTCCCAAACATTACTATCACCTGTCCATAATAAATTGTAAGTTGAGCTATCGGCAGTTACTGTACCGAATAGTAAGTTTTCATTTCCGATCTGATCAATATTGAAAGTCAAAGATGAACCAGTAATAGGGCTGGGTGCTGAAGAACTTGAAAAGTTGTTCAATCCAATCTTGTTACCGTATCCGTACTGATCAATGTATAGTGTTAAAGTATCACCATCTTGAGCAATATTGATTTCGTTATCGTCAGTCGCTTGTGCAAAAGCTGAAGGTATAGAGAATAATAATACTAGGCCTAGAATAAATTTATTCATCTTCTTCCTCTTTTATTGAGTGCCTTTCGTTATTCCCATCAACTTGATGAGGATGTCTATGGCCCTCTGTTATTGTCCAGAAGTCACGATCGTGACCCTGGTATATTAGTTCAAGTACGGCAGCCTCGATAGCTGTTCGTACCGCGTATGTCACGCTTTCATTATTACCCACTCCATCTTCATACTCAAGCAATGTAGTATCGTTATCTACAAACTTAAATATGTCTCCGGCTCCTCCATAACTAAGAATCGACTTCTTAGATTGGACATTCAATAATACTTCACCTGTTAAAACACTCACAGCCCTTATAGAAACAGTAACAACATCTTGCTGATATCTTTTACTCTTTCCTATACCAAGAAGTCTTGCGCCTCGTCCTCCTGTTTGGATGTTTGTGTCATAACCAATTATACCACCCTCTATTATCATTCCTGCAAATAGAAGTGGACCAACCGATTGAGCTTCGACTCCTAATTTCTTAGCAGCCTCATCTCTTGTTCCTCTTATGATCTGTCTTTCTCTGACAAGGTTATCAAGTCCTTGTCTTTCTACTACTCTAAACCAGGTACCTCCACCTGCTGTCTTTAAAGCGTCTATTAATAATTCAACTCCACCTTGAGTTGTAGCTGTACTAAATGATTGAGCATTCTGAACATCTTTTCTTTGACCAGTCTTATCTGCAAATGCATATACAGCAACAATGGGTTTTGATTTGGCAGGTGGTAAGTCTAGCAATTGTTTGTATGAAGGAAGTCTTATAGCTTGTGCTTCTTCAACACATATGTAATGTTTTCTAGTTGTGTTTTCAATAATATATTTTGTAGCATTCTTAGATGCAGATAATGCATCCGATACTTCTTCATATTCAAATTCTCTACATGGTTGTGGTTTATCTGACCACACAGGTGTAGCTGATTCGTTCATCAATCCTAGAGCTAAAAGTAGAACTAATAAACCTTCCATTAGCCATCTCCATCGCCAGTTCCGTCACTGTCTTGTGTGAAGTATCCTGTGCCTACTGGAATTTCAATAACTGTTTCTGATCCAAACTCATCCACAACTGTAAGTCTAATAAAGTCTGGTGATCCTTCTACGCCTGGAACTAGTTCCCAGGTTACAACAGATCCCTCTAATGTAAAGGATCCAAATGTTGCTGCTCCGTCATTAGAGAACATACTGTCTACTAATTGTTTAGCAAATTGTGAATAGATTCTTGACTCTAAGTTTCTCATGAACTTAGCAAGAGTAGTATTATCAGCTTCTCTATCAGCAGCTTTTCTTGCGGCCTCTATAGCATCTTTGATTGCTTTGTTCCTTGAGAATTCCTGATTCTCAATTGTCAAATAATGCGCTCCAGTTCCTATGCCACTAAAGCTAGGATTCTTAAACTTAAATGTTTCGTCAGCATTAGCTGCAAATGCAAGTAAACAAATTGCAACAACTACTATACCAAATACTATTCTTTTAATCATTGTTCTTCCTCTTCTTCTCATTCTCTTTATACTCTAATACAGTATCTACCTTTTGTTGTAGTCTGATTAGATCTTGATCTAACATCCTTGTCTGATCAATCACTCTTATGAGCGCCATATGCATTGTACCTATTTCTGGGAGTAGTTTTGTTTGTACGAATTTCCAAATGTACCATATGAAATATCCCATACCAATTGACATGATAACAGGTAATCCAAACTCGTCAATCAGTTTTACAATATCCATTTCCATATCAGTCTCGTCTAACGTCTAGCTTCCCATCCTCTATAAAGTTTTCTGCTCGAGCTACTCTTTCGATATCAGGTCTTAGTTCTAAAGCACTACTAACCAAAGTATCTATTTTAATCATTTCGTTAGACATAGTCCTTGCTCTGTTTTCTAAACTCTTACAGAACATGGTGAGGGTTTTGATTTCGTCGACCACACCGTCTAACATTTGCTTTAGTACGATGAATATAAAGACGCCTAGTACTACCGTGGTGGCAATACTAGTACCCAAGTCACGTACTAATTCAAAAATATCCATGTGGTTATTTATAAAACTATCTTTTATTTGGGGGTGTCTTCAGTGTTTATTTGATGTATGTGAAGAATGAATCCTTTGTCACCAGGATTAACAACAACATGATCTGACTCTAAAGCTATTGGTCTACCGACAGGTAATAATTTAAGTCTCCTTTCAGGTGTCATTACTTTTATATCTGCCAATGAGACAAGATAGTTTCTTCCGCTACCAGCTCTATTAATTTGTTTTGGTTGATCTGTTCTTTTAACATGCATTGCTGAATGCCAATTTGAATACATGTTGATGTCTTTTGTTAGGTCTCTCTGATATGCAAACGAAGCACAAATCATGTGACCAGTTGTCTGACCAGGTGTATAAATTCTTTCGGAAGGTTTGGTGTGTTTGTATTTAGGAAACACTTCGTGGATAACGTAATCATCAGACATTATACCAGCTGCTATCATTTCATCTAACTTAGTTTGGTTTGGTATATCATAATATGTTTTGTTAGTAAAGTCCGTATCTGTAGTTTCATAAAGCACGTCATCATAGATTGCTCCTTTAGGAATATTATACCACCCTTGCTCACCTGTTAAACTATTATGACTTATAAATCTAAGCCAGTTTGATATACCATATCCTAAACCATTTCCAATATTGCCGTGTTGTATTTCTTCTAAACCAAATCTAAGAACTTCTTTCCGAACAAAGTTTCTTAGCTCAGTTCTTTGTCTAGGACCGTATATAAATTTTCTAGTAGATGTACCATTAGACATGAACTCCATGTTCCATGGAGTCTTTACATACTCATTGCTGTCGCTTCTTATTCTAAGTCCTTCATTAAAGTCTGCACCAGGTGCAAAGTTTTTTAAAGATTCATTAGCAGCAACTTCTTCATCAGTTAGCTTTACTCCAATTATACTATTTGTAAAATTAGATACCTTGTAGTGTTTATTTTCAAACTTCATTATAAAACTATCTCCTCAATATTATCTTGTATAGCAACGCCTCTACCTGGTCCAGGGTTCTGCGTCTTCTTGTTGATCCATTGCATACTAAAATGAGGTTCGAGATCTGACACTCTTAGTCCACTCAATATATCGGTCATGTTGGTGGGGACTGGATCTCCATCAGTTCTAATTGATATGTGGGTTGCTTTGTGAGCGCTATCACTTAATGAAAATTCTACTGATACTGCATAAGCAGTAGAGTTAATTTCGTACAGGGGTGCGACCTCAACAACGTCAGGTGCTAGTATAGAATCGTTAATTATCTTTGCCATGCCCTTATTTATAACGAGGGGCTGACTCCAGTTAAGGATAGAACAAAGATACAAACGAGGACGGCGAGTTCAACGCCGTCCTTGAATTGTGTTGACTTAAGTAGCTTCATTATCCTCTAATACTTTCTAGTGGTTGTGGTACTACTATCTTTGGGCATCTTTTCTCAAAGATATAAGCACTCGCTACTTTGGCTTCTCTTTTTGAAAGAGAGCCGTCTTTGTTTTTGTCTGCAGCTGAATACAAGCTAGACTTTACAGTACATCCAGCTGATATAAGTTCAGCTTTTTGAATAAGTCCGTCTTTGTCTAAATCAAATTTTCTCATTCTCCAATCCTTGGCAAATGAGTCAGTGGCAAATAAACATAATGTTAATAAAGCAAAAATTCTTTTCATTCTAGTCTCCTAATTAATGGTTAAAGATGTTAACATTAAGAGTCCAAGTACTACACTAAGAAATACAAAACAAATTAAAATAGACATAACTAATAAGGCTATTTCTGGATTGTCAATGTCGTGGAAAGATTCCTCGGCACCAAGTCCTAAAACAGCCTTAAAGATTATCCTAAAATATTTTATCATTATACCACATGACTAAGCCCATCATCGCTACACAAGTAATCTGAATTATAGTAGGGACTACTACAAACAGCTTGAGTGGATCGAACTTGCCAGCCATGAAAAAGTCATTAGTCTGCCACTCCTGAATCTCTTCAGGCGTAGCTTCTCTTGTGGTGTTAAAATGTATATCTAGTTGCTGTGGCATTACAGGTTTCCCTGGCTTGCCAATGTAACAATTATAAACGGTAACAGTATTGGTCCGGTTAAGGCAGCCGTTATTTCCAATATTTCTTTACTTGAGATCATCACTCGTCTGACGTCATCTCTTTCATTGATACTATCAATCCCTTCGCCCACGAACTTCACTGCCCGAAGCACAGTTGTGGTCATGGTTTCTCCTATTATATTATAATAAATTCTTATGTTCTATTATAAGAATCGTTGATATTTATTATAATCGATTACGCGACAAAAGTCAACAGTAAAGTATGATACTTTGTATGATACTTTTACAAAAAAGTGTCATACTCTAGGTGAGTACTCGCAATCAGTTTGATGAATGTTCTAAAAAGTATCATACTAGTATCATACTTTTGTCCAACGATACCAATCAGGTTTCTGATCAATACGTTCTTGGATTCTTTGTCTTACTATGAGCTGCTCTTGCTCACTGGGAATCCAATCATTGTAAAGGTAATCAGGCCATTGCTCTCTTTTGAATTTGCGAGCTGGATCTGGCTTCATGCCTCTACGTTTCATTTCTTCTACAAGCTCAATGTATCTATTGTGAAGATACTTTCCCTTATCGTAAAAGAACTTTACATGGCCGCCATTAAGAGTAAACTTTTCTGGCCAAGTCTTTTTGTTCTTCTCCCAATTGGGAGACTTTAAAGATCTCTGCAACGCAGAACCAACCATAAACATTTCTCTATACTCAGCAACTAAATGTTGATCGGCAAGTTCTTGTGTTGGTATAATATTGATTCGTGTCATTTAAACCATGGCCCCATTGTCCATATTACTAAACTAAATCTAACGCCTTTTGTTACTTTTTCAACAGCATGCTCTACATATGATGGAAACGTAATCATAGTACCTCGATCTACAGGAGTCTTAACACCATACGATCCTCCATCAGGATTGTAGTCAGTTATAAGTATCAACTTACCCCCTTCATAGTCATCTGGATCACTAAGCTGAATTGTTGTAGAGAGTTTTCTCCATTCACGCTGACTCATTTTCTTAGTCACGGACATTGTCTCATCTTTATGTTTTTTAAAGTGATCGCCTATTTCATATCTTGCTAGCTGTAGTTGATAGTTTCCATTTAATGCATAATCATTCAACACATTGTCATTGGTCTCCAATAACCTGTCTCTAATTTTACTCCAGAAGGGAATTTGTTTGGTCATTAGCCATTTTATCTTACCACTTCTTTGTCCGTGATATAAAGGAGCTTTTTGTACACCATTACTTACTTCTGCTGGAACTATTTGTTTAGGATCTTCATCCCACAATGATATAATAAATTGACATTCTTCTTTTGTAAGGAAGCCTTTATCTTGTGTAGACATTTTTTGAACATGTTGACTCTTTGGTCTGTCTGCCCAATCTAATTCATCTATGTTAATATCTTCCAACACAGAACTCATTACAGAGCCTCTAAAATCTCTGCAGCTTCTTTATTTGTTCTTGACCATGTATCTAAAAGGCTTTGTCCTGATAAAGGTTCACCTATAACTCTAATGACTTGACCGTTCTTTGTTCGTACAATAGTACCATCGTTATATGATATGTCAGTGACATTACCTTTGTCAGTATCTTCTGGCCATTGATCATAATACATACTGCTAAGTGAATGGCAATGTATTTCTGATACACCTTTAGCCCATTCTTCTGCTTGAAGCATTAATGCATGTTTAAGTACTGTTTCTTTATATTGTGTCATCGATAGTTCTCCCCTCTAAATACATACTTGACTAATTTCAGTTCGCCTGAAATAATCATTCTAGTTCCAAAGCCCTCAGTTGCTGGAATGCAAAATAACGTTCCTTGTTCGTTGAGCCATACCGGATATGGGTTGTTAGTTTCAATAACCTTTCCAAAGTTATCTCTACGAGTAGGATCACCCCATCCTTGGAATTGAAACTCGCCACCTTGTATTTGATCTCTTGATGATAGTATATGATATGCTACTAACTTAGAGACAGTACGTCGTGTATACATATTCTTAATATGTGGTACGTGTACTGTGTTAGTTTTTATTTCATGAGCTTCTGGAATAGTAAGGTCTTCAACTATAGTATCTTCAATATTGATATTAAGATTGTTGTAGTTAGATTTATTCCATTCTAGTATTTGATCAAACACTTTTTTATCATCTCGAACTTCACCGAAGTTCTGTTTCGCATAATGCATTATCTAGTCCTCTGTGTTTGCTTTCGGTGCATCTCCATTCGCTCAGCCCTTCTAAGATTGTTCTTCTTAGTTCTCTTTAGTTCTTGATTTCTTTGATTACGTTTGTGATTAGGCTTCTCGTAATGTTCAAGTTCTCTTACACGCTTAACTATACCAGCGCGCTCGCACTGATTCTTAAAACGTCTAAGGATCTTATCAAATGATTCGTCTTTGTACTTCTGTGTCACTTTCGGCATAGTATATATTATAATGTATTAGTAGTTTAAAGTCAACTTATAAAACCTTTTCAATTTCCTCACAAGCTAATTGAGCACCTCTTGCTCTGTCAGCATTATATTCAACACCAACATACTTACGTCCATTGATAATACTAGCAACAGCCATTGCACCAGCTCCAGCAAATGGATCTAAGATAACATCGCCAGCGTCACTGTGAGTTTGAATTAGCATGTTGTAGAAACCAACGCTTGCATGGTCGCTTGATTTTTGTAGGTTCTGTAGTCCGGGGTTAGTAGGTTTATTAAACTCTTGTACAACGTTAGTAGTAATGTTACCCTCATTGTATAGTCTTTGAGGTACGTGTCTGTATAGAGCAAAATCAGAAGGAGCAATTACAGCACCCTTTGCAAATATTCTACCTGGATCAGATACACCAGTAATCTTATCACCGTGTCTACCTTCAATATAAGTTTCTGTATATTCTATACCATGCTTCTGTAACCACTTCTGATGTTCTTTAGATTCATCAGCACCTTTGTGAACTGGTAATCTAAAAGCACTTATCTCAATGTCAGCTCTTGCAGCAGGCATTGGGAAGTTCTCTCCACC